TTATCCGCCGTCAAAGGAGATGCGCTTCGGCAATGTCCGTTCCTCGAAGGGTGAGAAACCCGGGGTTCGCACATAAGGCATTATGGTAAGACTTCGCATAATATCCGTGACGTTACGTTTAATCGTGTCGGGACAATGCTTATCTGTTACGTTCAGGGCGCTGTCGAGCATGTGCTGTAAGCTCCCGGCGCGATTGAATGTAACGTCCATTATGCGATGCCAGTCCTAGACCTTCCCGAATATCTGTTACGTAACGCACGACTCTATGCCCCTGGTCGCGATGATCAGGGCGCTGTCGAGCATGTGCTTGAGGACTATGGCCGGCTTGTCGGTGAGCTTCGCCAGCTGCGCCGCCGGTTAGCGCAGCTGGATGAGGAGGGCGCCGCCCTGGACGCCCGTGTAGCAGCCCTGCAGGACGCCTGCCGGGCTATTTTGGAGCTTTGACCCTGTACAGATGCCCCATCGCCCCTGCCTGATCTGCCAACGCTATATTGGCCTCTGCGGCGGTATCGTATTTCGCGACCGTTCGCCACTGCCCCTTCGGCGACTGACGCTGAATCGCCCATTCTCTGATATCTACTGGCGGGTCGTCCCTGTGGCGTTTCTTGCGTGTATTACTCAGCTGCGCTTTGACGATGGCCAGCTCGTTGCCCATTGCGTCTGCGCGGGCCTCGGCCAGTTCTACGCGCTTCATCAGCTCATTATCGTTACGTTGCGCTAATTGCGTTTCAAGCTGAGCGACTTTCAGCGCTAGGTTTTTGTTCTCTGACCTGGCCTTTTCACCTAGCGTGAATTCTGCTCTTAACTTTGCTTTCAGGCCTTCAATCTCTTCCAGGGCTTTCGCCAGCTCGGCGCGCAGATCCTCGGCAACTTCCTTGTGCATGTTTTCGTTACGTTGCGCTTTTTGCGCTTCACGATACCGGCGTTGACGCTCGGCATTGCTGAGCGCCTGGCCTGTGGCCGGACGGCCGCGTCCGCGCTTCTGCTCCAGCTGGAGCTGTTGGGTTCTTGGGTCTCTAGGGTCGATCATGGTGATTGCTCCATTGCGTTGCGCTATGGATCAATTATAGTTACGTAACGATAAATATGCCATCGTTACGTAACGATAAATCAACCGTTCATCGGAATATCCGTAACGCCTTACTCGTAACGATAAATCGACTCGACTCCTGCCAGAGCCTCGACCGCAAGGCCGCCCCCTTCACTGTCCAACCCGCTTTTCGCTCTAGTTGGCGTGCTCTTCCATGCGCGTGAGGTACACCCGCACATTTGCGATGGGCGCGCAGCGGCCAGTGGCGACAGCCATGCCTTTTCAGCGCCTGGACCGGCGCCGGGAGGGGTGGGGGTGCTGTAACACCCCCACTTTGGTGCGGAATCCCGCACTGATCTTCAGCGGCCAAGCGTTATTCGGATTTCTTCAGCGAGTACCTTTGCCTCTATCCAGCCTTTCACGTCGGCAATTGTCATCAGCACGCATCCGCCAAAGATGATTCCAAGGGCTATCTCATGGGCAAGCCTTCGCTCTGGCTGCTTCCTTGCTGGCCGGGGACGGTCAAACTCGTCTTCTTCGCGTTCTGCCCGCATTACGCTGCATCCTCTGCCTGTGCGGCCCCGCTTTCGAGACTGAACAGCATTGCCCTGAGCATTAGGCGTGCCTGCTGCTTGGTTCCAGCAGGTAGCTTTTCAAATCGTCTGAACAGGTCTCTCATTTCTTCGCTTAGGCCAGCGTTTTCGCCGAACAGCAGTTCGTCTATCGAGGTTTCTAGCGCCTGGGCTATGAGTATCAGCTTGTCGGCCGGTGGTGGATTCGTGTCGTGCTCCCAGCCTACGTACGTGCTGCCACCTACGTCGATCCGCTCAGCCAGTGCGCGCTGAGAAATCTTCTTCGCCATTCGTGCCCTTTTCAGGTTCTCGCCGATTGTCATGACAATTTCTCGCGTAATGGGATTTCGCACCTGATCCTATTTCCTGTCGATTCATACAGTTATGATATTTCGTAGATTTATGCTCGTAATTTTGCTTGACTAGTCGTTATGAGAATCCGTAGGCTCGTGCTCGGAATTTCGATATTGACAGGTTTTGCATGGATTCGTTTGAGCGCACTCCCGTCGCCATGTTTTTCGACTGGATCAAGGCATATCAGGACTATGACTTCGACCTTCCGCAGGTCGGTGACGTCATTACCCGTCGCTTTGACGTCGAGACCGACGAGCTGCTCTCGACCTCTGTCCCTGCCTTCTTCGCCGAAGGCAGCTACTGCACCACGTTTCGCATCCACGTCTGTGGCCGCCGTATCACCGTCGACGGCAACCCGTCGCGTATCAACCGGCTCGACAACGTGTTCGGCATCAACAGCCTCGACGGCTGCTTCCGCGTGATCAACTCACTGCTTGCTGAGTATGGCCTGCCACCCATGACCAGGTGCACCAGCATTCAGCGCTTGCAGGACGGCTCGGCTCTCGCGAATGGCGCCGTGTTCCAGCGCCTTGACCTCACTTCGAATTTCTACGTGGGGCAGGGCAATGAAAGGGCGTACATGCGTGCCATTTCATCCCAGCGTTACCGCAACTCGATTGCGTATCTCTATCCGGACGGAAACACATGCGTCTGGACACCCAAGGGCGGCGAGAAAGCCGGCCGCTTGGTTTACCCGGGCAATTACGCGAAAGCTGCCGAGCTCGATGCTCACCTCCTGCCCAAGGTGAAGCGCTCTTACGGCGAAGAGTCTGACGAATTCCGGTACGTCCGGGACCTGCGCGACTGGTGTGCCTCGGTCGGCATGGTGCGCTCCGAGATCAAGTGTCGATCGGAGTTCTTGAAGAGGGAGGGCCTCTCGTTCTGGGGCCTTTTTGATGAGCAAAAGCTAGTGGAAATCCACAAGGGGTTCCTCATGGTCGGCAACCGACTGGAAGTGACCAATTACGACGAACTGACCATCGCCCAGCAGTTGCTGGCCGAAGGCATCTGCAAGAACACCAAAGCGGCTTACACAACGTCTCAGTACGTTTCGCTCTGGCGTCTTGGCCAGACGTTCGATTTCGATAAGCGCCAGGTGAAAGAGCATCGCGCGCGCCTTCGTCAGCTGAACATTGATATCAAGGTTCCTTACGACCAGACCCGCCACGGCACCGTCTTCACCTTCACCCGCAACGTGCGCGAGGTCGAAGTTACCTTCGATCAGCAGGTGCCTGAGTTCTACCGTCACGCGGTTGTGCCGCGTCACCTGCAACTGGTGGCCGCATGAATCCCACTGATTTCGAACTCCTGCATGCGTCTGGCCACTGCACCGGCTGCGGTCAATACGCCGTTCTACAGCGCTTTGATCCTCTCGACGATCAATTGAATTTGCTTTGCCCTGAGTGCTTCTCGGCCGCCTGTTCCGCCTGCGAGCTGCTTCCTGAGGTGACGCATGATCCAGGTCGTTGAATCCAAGCCAGGGGAGGGTATGACCCTCCGCAAGGTCAGCCAGCAGGGCATGAGCCTTTCAGCCAGCCAGCGCCGCCGCCTGGCGCTGCAACAGCTCGTCCGGCCTGCTGCCTACAAGATTGCCGATTCTGACGAGCTGAATGCTCGTTTCCCGCTGGTTGTCGGCCCACCTAAGCCACCGGCGCCGCTGCCGGTACCGGAGCGCGACAACGCCTATTGGCTGCTCGTCGATTCGTTCAAGAAGTACGGTCGCTTGATCCCTGAAGACTCTTTCACTGGCACGCCCTGGTTGGGTGCTGCTTTCGGCTATCCACAGGAGAACTACCCATGAAAATTTTGCGCGGCTTCGTCAAAGATGTGATCAACAAAGGCACCGAGGAAAAGCCCTGGTGCTATGTCGGCATCGAGGAGATCAGTAAAGACCGTGACGGCTTTGACCAGACCACCCTGGTCAAATTCATGGTTGCCGGTAACCAGTTCAAGGAAGGCTTGCAGAACGCTTACCGCGTGCTGATCGGCACCGAAGTTTTCGCCCCGTACAGCGACGAAATCGACTACTTCAACAACAAGGCACGTATTCGCTATTCGCTCCAGGGCATTCCGCTTCGCTTGCAGGAAGTCACCCGCGAGCGTCCCGCTGTAGCGCCTGCTGCTACCCAGCAGCCCGCCAAGACGGCCTAAGGGGAGTTCGGCCCATGCTCGTTCTGGATCGCGTTCTCTGTGACTGCTGCGGCGATGACATGGGCCAGCTCAACGGCGGCGTATGCACCCGCCCCGGCGCCCTTGTTGATATGACCAAGCCGCCTTATTTCGCTGTATGTCCTGAGTGTTATTCGGACGCTGCTGAATATCTGCAACTTCCCGCATCTCGGGAAGCTGCTTAATGAATTTTCTGGCTTGTAACGGAACTTGGGTTGCCAATGTCGATGGTTTTAGTTGCGACGGCGAACTTGTTTCCGTTCCACGTCAGGAACTCGCCACCATGTTAAACGATGGTGGTGCCACTCCAGAGGAATGGGGCGCTCTTTACGATATCACCATGCAAATCTTCGTATCGGTGTTCGTATTCCTCTGTATCAAACGCCTATTAAGGTAAGGAAGTCTGCAATGAAAAAGATGAATGCTGTTCGCAAGTTCGGTTCCAAACTGTCCGCTCAGGTTGCTGTCGGCGCTGTTCTCCTTGGCGGTGCTTCTGTCGCCCTGGCTGACGCTGCCGCCGCTGTAACCGCCATGGAAGCCAAGTCCGGCGATATCGACGCCATCGGCTGGGCTGCTGTCGGCCTCTGCGTCGCTGTGGCTGTCTTTACCTACGTCAAGCGGGCTGCTCGTTAAGGTTTGCCCAGCCATCCGGCCCACTTCGGTGGGCCTTCTTGTTTCAGGGCTGAACAAATGAATATTACGCCTGATGTTTACGTGATCATTGTTTCGACCATTGCATTGGCCGCTTTACTATTTGGACGGCTCTAACCATGAACAAACATTTATTCTCCACACTCTTAGCCGCTTGCCGTCGTCGGTTAGACCGACGCAGGAGGTCAACCGTCGTCGGCTGCGGCTTTTTATTTTTTGTTTTGTCTTTTCCTTCTCTTGCTGAGGATTATTACTGGTGGATTTCTGCGCAGGGACAGCAATTTTCCTCTTCGTCTCCGCGCAGTGCATGTGACCAATATATGTCGTGGCTGGATGGTTACGCTCCTAAATTTAATCACTCTGTCACATCAATGGTTTTGCTTTCTACAACTCGCTACCGTTGTGTTTATGAGGCCCGCGGCAAGGCGGGCACTGATGTTGCTGGCCTTGTTTCATCTAACAACGCGATTCATGTTGATCGTTTTGGTGATTCCTGTCCCGCTGGCACTGAATACAACGCTCAAACCGGCGAATGCGATATGCCTCCTCCTGAATGCCCTGTAGGCGATCCAAGTATATTTAAAGGCTCAACCGGCTCCGTTGTTACTGTAAACGGCGCTAACTACGTAAACAGTGAAGCTCCTTCTTCTGCTTGCTATGAGCAATGCTCTTACACTGTTAATCCTCGCACTCAAAGTTGCTTTCTTGAAAAGGGCTCAACTAATACCGGTTTCTGTAATTATCTGGGCGAATCCACTGGCGAAAACTGCAGCTCTCCAAATACTCCCCTTGGCCAAACTGGTGACCCTCTAAACCCCCCTGAAACTCCAGACGTTCCGCCTTCTGATCCGAACGATCCCGGCTGTCCTGAGGGCTGGTCTTGGTCTGGTACTACCTGCGTCCGCGATACCCCGCCCGATCCAGGTGATGGCGATGGCGATGGCGATGACGGCAACCCTGGTGATGGTGGTGATAGTGGCGGCTCTGGTCCTGGTGACGGCGGCGGCGGCGGTGATGGTGACGGGGAGGGCGATGGTGGCGGCGATGGTGATGGCGGCAACGGCGGTCTCCCAGGTGATGGCGAAGGCGATGGGGAGGGCGAGTGTGACCCTTCAAAGGACCCTCGCTGCGCCCCTGGCAGCGTTACCGGTCCTGGCTGCGATCAACCCTTGGTTTGCACCGGCGACGTTGTCAGTTGCGCGATATTGAAGCAGCAAAAGGACATGCGCTGTCATGCTGAAGAACAATCCGACTATGAGTCTAAAAAGGCTGATATTGACAGCTTGTTCCAGGGCGACAAGTTCCAGATTGAAGAGCAAAACGTTGACGTTCCCAGCTTTGTAGATCGCGCCACTACATTCCTTCCGCGCACTTGCCCAGTTGATGAGCGTATTAGCGTTAGTAGCGGCTCTATATCTATGTCCTACGAGCCTCTCTGTGTTCTCGCAGAGGGTTTTTCATGGATATTCGTAGCGTTTACAACCGTCTTCTGCGCCATATACGTCGGCGCTGCCTTTGGAGGTAATGAATAATGCACTTCTTCTATTGGGCCATGCTGCTTATTCAGATCGTTGTTCCTCTTATCAAGATGGCCCTAAAGGCGCTTGGCATTGGCGCTGTTGCCTATGTCGGCATCAACATCGTTATTGATCAGGCTTACCAATACGTTCTATCACAGATTGGTAGCCTCCCTGGTCCCTCTCAAGCTTTGCTCGGCATTATGAAATTCGATGTTGTTATTAACCTTTGGTTTGCAGCGATTACAACTCGCCTTGTCCTTAATGGCATGAACAAGGTTTCGGGCAAGAAGAAAAACTACGGTGTTCTTGAGGCTTAATCATGATCTATCTGCACACTGGTCTCCCTGGTCACGGTAAGACACTCAACACTATCAAGGAAGTTGACGCCGCTAGCGTTGAGCAAAACCGTCCTGTCTATCATCACAACATCAACGGCCTCGACCCTTCAAAGTTAAAAGGGGAGTGGTACCCATTCGATGATCCTCATAAGTGGTATGAGCTTCCTGATAACGCGATTATCGTTATCGACGAATGTCAGCACTTTTTTCAGCCTCGCGACGTTCGCAAGGAACGCCCTGAATATATCGCTAAGTTCCAGACTCATCGCCATCAGGGCTTTGATATTCACTTGATCACGCAAGACTTTCGTTTTATCGACGTTGAGGTTAGGCGTCTTGTTGGCAATCATGTTCACTATTGGCGCCCGTTTGGCATGAACAAGATTGCTCGTTACGAATACGAAAAGTGTTCAGACTTTGAAAAGGTTTCTGATCGCGCATTCGCCAAGAAGACCTATCCCACCCTCGATAAGAAGTTTTTCGGCGCCTATAAGTCTGCTGTAGGGCATCACGTCAAAGCCAAGTTGCCTATGAAGTTCTACTTGATTGCGTTTGTCCTGGTCGTCGTTGCTTTCAGCTTTTACCGGGCCTACGACAAAATCAAAGGTGGTGAGCAAGCGGCCCAGCCCGCTGAATCTCAACCTTCCATCAAGGAAACTGCCGCCGGTGCCATCAGCACTATTACCGGTGGCCTCGGTTTCGCTCCAAAGCCTGAATCTGGCAGCTCAGGCCCTTTGACTACTGCTCAATACGTTGATCGCCAGGTGCCTCGCATACCTGACATACCGTCGTCTGCGCCCATCTATGACGATTTGACCAAGCCCGTTGCCTATCCGCGTCTCTACTGTGTTTCCAGTCGAGACCCGAACCTTGTTGACCGTGCCAGATCGCGCCGTCAACAAATCGAGTTCATCGGCGGCATGCCCACCACGTGCCAGTGCTATACGCAGCAGGGCACGCGCTACAGCACCAGCTTCGACTTCTGCCTGAGCGCTTCCACTGATGGCTATTTCGATCCAGCCATCGCTGATCGAGGCCCTGGTAACATGCAGGTCCAGCAGCAGCCGCAGATTCAGCAGGCCAGGTATCAGGCCCCAGCCAATTCGCCAGTTTCTGAGTCTGTTCCTATCACTGTCGTAGGCTCTTCGAAGCCTGGCTGGAACTGGTGAGGCCATTCCCATGAAAATTTCGCGTAGCAGAGTCGTAAACAACCAGGGCCTTGATGGCATCTGGTTGCCGCCTAAGCGTTGGAAAATCAAGCTATACGGCCTGTTTGGCCTGACGGCTCCAGATCGCTGGGTTCCCTTCAAGGATTAA